TAAAGTTCCCAGTTCAAATTTTTATTTAACAATACCAAAAGGTAAAAAATATTTCACGTGGTTTCGAAGGTGGAAAAAATGGAATGTATGTATTTTTTTGAAATTATCCAATAATAAAAGACACATAGATGATATTAAAATTTATAATGTATGTTTTGATAATAGATTATGTTATAAAGATGGAACCATATTTTATGGAACTTTATTTACAATAAAAAAGCAGATGTTTTATAATGTAGAAAATATTTATTATAGTTTAAATAAAGATATTACACAATATACACAAAAAGACAAGTGGGTAGAAATTTCAAAAATATTTAACAAATATTTGAAACAAAAATCCAACATGCAAAATGATGTTGTTTTTGGAACACCGATCATTTCAGAAGACCATGAAAAGATTAAAAGGAAAATACAAAATTTACCATATGAATTATATAGTATTCAACATAGATTATTTAGACGTGAAATATCATTTTTTAATGAATCAAATCAAAATTTAATAATAAGGGAGGCCAACTTTTTTGTAAAGACGACAATTCGTCCCGATATTTATGATTTATTGATTATGGATAATGGATCTATAGAAAAACATAATATAGCTTATATACCTGATTATAAAACAAGTGTTTTCATGAATTCTCTATTTAGAAAAATTAAAGAAAATGATAATTTAGATTTATTAGAAGAAAGTGATGACGAGGAAGAATTTGAAAATATATCAATTGATAAATTTGTTAATTTATCAACAACACACATAATGAAATGCGTTTATAATAAAAAATATAAATTATGGCAACCAATGAAGATAGTAAATGAAAATATTACAACCAAACAAGAGATATTGAAAATGGAAATATAAATATTTATATATATTATAAATGGCACAACCAATGATAGATTGTTTAATAAAATTACAGAATAATAGAATTAATTGTTTTAATAATAGAGATATTGCGTGTCTTCAATTTTTAACAAAACATCCAAGTATTAATGTTAGAAATCTTGCAATGATTACATTGGCGCGTTGTGCAGGAGGAAGAGGTAGTAAAAAAAAACGAAAAAAAAGAAAAACAAGAAAAACTAGAAGAAAAACTAGAAGAAAAAGAAAAACTAGAAGAAAAAAATAATTAATATATTCATATATTATATATGGCAAGAAGTTTGAGTGGAGGAAAAAGAAGACGACGCAGTAGAACAAGAAAATCTAGAAAACCAAGAAGAAAAAAGAGAAAAAGCAGAAAACCAAGAAGAAAAAGCAGAAAATCAAGAAGAAAGAGTAGAAAAACAACCAAAAGACGTAGAAGTAGAAAAAGTAGACAGCGTGGTGGAAGCACTTTAGGATATAGTATGCCAGGTGTTGGTGGTAGTCATGGACAATTGGCACCATACTCAGTTGGAAATCGTTATTTTGGAAATGCGGGTCCGTATACACACGGGAAATAAATTGATATTAATTAAATATAACTATTATTTAATTAATAAAACGATGTCAGTAGATTCATGGTATACTGGTGAATTCGCAATTACCAGAGGTTTTATGACAATAATATTGCTCATTATAATATGGTGGTTTTTATTTCAGTGTTATAATGAAATTAAAAAACCGTGTAAAACGTTACATAGATATTGTTGTTATAAAACGGCAAAGATCGAACCTACACCCGAAGCAATAATAACAGATGAGACGGTTAATTCTTACGCTAAAGAAATATCATTAAAAAATATTATTATTATAAATTAATCATCCATTATCATACATTTTCCTTGTAAAAATTCGTCCTTTAAAGCAACTGATTTAAATTTCTTTTTTTTAGATATATCTTCCCATTTATTTTTTTTATAACTAACCATATCTGCACATATGATTTTGTATTGTTTTTTATTATAATATCGTCTTCGTTTCATCCATTGTTTTTGGAATATTTCATGTTGGTCAACAATATCTATAACCAATGCTTGTTTATGTTTTTGCCTTAAAATTCTACCAACTGCTTGTCTAACATCTGTTTTTGGTGTAGCCATAACCAAAGTTGTTAATGATTTGATATCAAGGGCTTCTTCTGCCATTGCGTATGTAGCAATGATTACTTGTTTTGTTTCCGATTCTTTCAACACTTGTTCCTTCATTCCTCCAACGTAATACCCAACAGATGCTATTTTACGATGTTCAATTGCATCGTGTAAATATTTTAATACATTTTTATTATGAGCAATAATCATTATCTGTCTATCATCTCCACCGGTTTCCAATGTATCTTTTAAAACTTTCAATATAAATTCGGTTCGTCTATTAAATTCACATAATTTTTTAATCATAATTGAATAATGAACATGACCTCTATAATTTAAGACGGTTTTACTAAAATCTTCATCTTCATGTGCATAAAATATAGCTTTTACCAATACATCTGCGTTATTATCACTAGGTTTGCTATAAACAATTGGACCTAAAAACATCTTAAAAACTTTAGATAGACTATCCTTACGTTCCATAGTAGCACTTAAACCCAACATATATTTGGATACAACAGTAAACAATGCTCTACTAAATACTTCTGCACCAATATGATGACATTCATCAATAATAGTTAACCCAAATTGTTCAAATAATTTGCGCGGGTAATCTTTCATGGATAATGATTGTAACATACCTATTACAATTTCTTTATCTTCTGTATCTATAATTTCTCCTTGAATTCTTCCTACTTTTACGCCGGGTAAAAATTGTTCAATTCTTTCTTTCCATTGTCTTAATAAAAATTCTTTATGAACTATTACTAATGTTTTAACTTTTAATTCTGCAATAATATTTAAAGCCATTACGGTTTTACCAGCACCACAATGAATTTCGAGTAATCCACCTCCATTTTTTTTGGCTTCGTCAATATATTTTTTTACAATTGGTTTTTGAAAATCTCTTAAATCTCCTTTAAAATTTATATTTAATTGTGGAGTATCTTGAATTTTACATATTTCGGGTGTTCCATAATTTTCCTGTCCATAAAATCTAGGAATATACATTTTTTTTTGCGATTCTCTATAAATAGGAAATGGCGTGGGTTGCGATAAAGAACTTTTAGGAACAAATGGTTTAACAGTTAATTCTTTCCGTATTAATTCTTGTTCTTCTACGCTTAAATTTTCTTTTTTAATCGTATAACCTTTATAGCCTAAATATGTTGCAATTTCATCATCTGACATTATTATTGTTATATTTATTTTTTTAAATAATTTCAATTTATAAAAAAAATATTATACACATATGATATATATGAATTTGTTTAAAATGATGGGAAATAAACAACACCACTATATTTTGGCTATTTTACTAGCTATTTATATATTGTTTGATATGGATGTACCAGATCAAGTAAAAGAAATGGTAGATAGTCCTTTTGGTAAAGTTGTAGTAGCTGTATTAGTTATTTCTTTGGTATATGTCAATCCCATGGTTGGATCATTGGGTATTATTGCTGCCTTTGTTTTACTTAATAAATCTACAGATATGACCGGACCAGTTCATAGACATATTTCATCTGAAGTTAAAAAAACGCAACATATGAAAGCTATGAATACAAAACATCCAGATAATTTAGAACAGTCAATTGTTAGTAAAATGTTACCACGGTCAGGTATGTTAACTGGTAGCGCTAGTTATAAACCAACATTACATGGGTTACACGATGCCGCTAAAATTTAAATAAAATTAATATTAATAATACTAATTTTATTAACTTATTTGCCATATTTCATACATAGTATAGTGTTCATCTCCAGCAATCAATGTAATTATTCCTGGAACAACCACGAAATAAACCGCCATTAAAATTAAAGTAGCAATTATTATAATAATAAACGGATTGTCTAATATTTTATGCCAGGGTATTCCTTTTTCCATATCTTTATCACCATAAGCTATTCCTGTTGTTTCATCTACTGGCTCACCGTCAATTTCCACGGGTATACATTCAAAGTTATCACTTCCTTCCATACCTTCTCTCATAGAAGTAAATCCTTCTTGATTTGCAAAACCTTCAAACCCTAATTTATTATATTCGATTGTAAATTCGCTTGAATGTTTTTTAGGTTTTTGTTCTTTTAATTCCACTTTTTTCAAATAATTAACATCTGAATTACTTATTGCCATTGGATAATCAACGTCAAAAACAATTGTTGTATGACTAATACTTGGTTCTTTAGATGTGTTAAATGTCCAAAAAGGTGTATTGGTTGGAATAATAGAATCCAATGACCAATTAGCTACATTTATAACTTTTTTTTCATTTGAATTTGTGATTTGACTAGCAAATTGATTGAAAAATAATTGTGATTTTTTATTCATACTTGTTCCAAAAACACTTCCTACTAAAGAAGCTACTTTTATAGGAATAACTAACGTTAATTTTCCATCTCCTGTATGATGTAATACTAAAGAATATTTTGGTCTATTTTTATTCGCAAAGGTATACCATGATCCTTTGTATAATCTAACATCTTGTAATATATATTCGCTATTATTATAGGTAATTTTATTTTTACCATCTACTATAATTTTTATATAATCTTCTAATTTTTGAATATGACAACTACTTATTCCATAATCGTGTTTTAAAGCACAACTATTAGAACATGTTTTTGTTTTATCAGATAGTAACACCGAAGTTTTATTGATCTTAACCATTAATATAAATATAGAATATAAAATATATAAATATGTATATAAATGAATATATCCAGAGGTAAAATCAGAAAATTAAGAAGAAGTAAAAGTCAATCAAGAAAGAAAGCTCCTAAAAATAAAAAAAAGAAAAGACCAAGAACTGGACAAAATAGAAGTTTTAGAAAAAAAAATTATATTAATTTGAAAAATAGTTCATTAAAAAAATTGGGGAAAAAAAGAAAGCGTATTCGATTTCAAAAAGGTGGTGGCCCTTTATATGACGATTTTAAGGATCATATCAACATAGATAAAATAAACGAGTTGGAGAAAACAGAGGAAGGTAAAGAATATGACCCTGTAAAGAACAAAATAGCTGAATGGAAAACCCAAGTAGATGCAGCTCCTGATGTATTAACTAAATTAAAATTATTTAAAGATGACCGAAGCCCATTTAAAGAGTTTTTTAAAGATGCAAAAGTAAAAGAAGCCAACACTTGGGTGAAAATACATCCAGGAGGAGATCTTGATGAAAAACTCATAAATACCAAATCAACGGTAATACAATCGCCTAATTTATTAGATGCTGATGCTTCCATTGTCGCAATACACCATATTATCGAATCAGGCAATGGAGATGAAATATATGATGATGATTCCCTTCCTGGAACTGTTGTTAGTCAAGAGACGGAGACACAAACTTCCTCTACTGCTGTCGGTATGACGAATGTCGGTACATCTACTGACCCTAATAATGAAGAAGAAAAAGAAGAAGATGCACCAGAAGATGCACCAGAAGATGCACCAGAAGATGAGCAAGGATATACTAAAACAATTCCACAAGTCGATGATGATGATAATTATGGTACACAATTAGAAAAAACAAACGCATCTAAATCAAAAATAGAAACATATGTTCATGCTCGTGGCAATGTATCATTGGCTAAAAAACCTGCGTTGACATTATACAAGTATGGAAATATATTTTATGTAAAATATAGATATCCATTTATTCCAAAAGATAAATTAGATTTGGATTATAGTACAGAAATGAATACAACTAATTTAACATTTAAACCACATCCAATATGGAATGATAAACCAAAACCATCAAAACGTAGTAGAATTCCTTTTCGAACAAAACACGATGAAGCGACATACGTTAAAGTACAGTTTCATGTTAATTTAAAAACACCCAATAAATCAAGAATGCAAAAATTTGAATTACAAGTTCCAAAATTATCATTAACATTTACCGAAAAAATAAATGAAGTCAAACTACAATTTAAAGATTTACACGCCCCACAAAATAATAAAATAATTAGTTCCAAAGGCAATAATAGAGAAATTAAATTTTCACAAGCCATAGATATTTTGATACCGGGAACTCAAGATTGTATGGTTAATAATATGGATTCGGGTGTATATTCGTCATTACAATCAATACAACATCGTCAAGAAATGGACGCGAATCAGAGAATTAATAAATTAAAATTAGATTTAAATAAATCTAAAATGAATGAGGGAGATGCAACTTTATGCGCAAATAAGATTCGAGATATGGAAGCAGATTTATTAGAAAATAATGCCATGACAATTTCCTATGATCCCGCTAGTAAAAATGTATATGTATCAAAAGTTGAGAATTTGACAGATTTTGCTGAAAGTTTAAAAATTAATTTGGATGAATTACATGATATAAATACAAATACACAGGATCCAATTAGTCATCAAAATAAGGTTGATAGTAATGCAAGAACTACGCAAATGGTAAAAGATGAAGGTATGGGTAAAAAAACAATTATGAGTAAAAGTCCTACTATTCACACACCTAATTTTATTAAGAAAAGAGTTACTCCTGGAACGAGTAGTTCTACATCAAGTGATTCAACCACAACGGAAACCGTAACCGCACCAGATGCCGAAAGTGCAACCGTAACCGCACCAGATGCCGAAAGTGCAACCGTAACCGCACCAGATGCCGAAAGTGCAACCGTAACCGCACCAGATGCCGAAAGTGCAACCGTAACCGCACCGGATGCTGAAAGTGTAACCGCAACTGATAAAACAGGTAAATCAGATGATTCATCTAAACCACCTGATTACAAAGATACTGATGAAGATATAATATCTGCAATTGTTAGCGATGTTCCCGATGCTGAAAATACAATTCCTAGCAATCAATAAGTATAAATTAATAATTTTACTACAAAATTATTAATTAATTTTTTTTTAAATAAGATGAATCATATTTTTGTATTTTATTTTTGAAATCTATTAATGTTAAAATTATAGCGTCAATGCGATTTTCCATATCATTATCGGTGTTGTATGTTTCTTTTAAAGAATATAATCCAGTTATAATTTTATTAATAAATACTATACATTTTTGTGCTAAAACATAGAATTCATTTATTTTTGTTTCAGCTAAATCCAATGATAATTTATCTAAAAATCCAACAAATAAATCGAATTCTTCTTCTAAAATAACATTGCATTTTTTTCTATCTTGTTCATAATACCATCTAGACACATATTGTCCCCATTTGCTATGGTCAATGTATAAATTATTGTCAATATCTTTTCCAAATTTATCGAATTTTTTCAATTTTGTAAATATATCTAATCGCGATTCAAACTTCTGAAATGTGTCCTTTAATTCTTTAATTTTTTCATTATTTTTCATACTAGAATCTGTAGAACAATCAAATATTTCTTCTGCAAAACATTGGCCTTCCATTCTAAACATTTATATATAAGTATATTTTTTTTATAAATACGGAATGTAATTTGGTCCACTATTTTCATAAATAGTTACTTTAAAAGCATCTTGATATCCTTCAACATATACACTATCTCCGTTATATAATTCATTACAACCATATTCATTTGTACAGCTTCTACCTCCTTTACTAATTGGTAATTTTACAGCATTAAATTTATCACTCATAGTGTAATATTGGTTTTTACTTCTATTTGTTAATAATGGCCGACCCATTAATGGTAAAATTGTTTCGGAACCATTTAATCTTGTTAAAATACCAACTTGTTGATATGTGCTATTATGTCCCTGAGTAGGAACATTGATGGGAATACCTCTTACATCGCTGGAATTTTTAGGATGATATACTCCGTTTTTGACTGGTGGTAAAAAAGGATTGCTAAATATATTACTTATAGGGGGTATTCTGTTTAAATAATTGTACATAACATTATCATTTTGTTGTCGTTGCTGTTGTTTTTTTATTGTTATTTGCCACGGACTTTTCATTCCCAAATAACAAAAATAACCAACCAATCCAATTAAAAATATTATAAAAACCATTGTAATATTTTCAATACAAATCATACCGGGTTGACATCGTTTTCCCATTTATATAAATAGTAAATTTTTTTATTTTTTACCACCCTTCAATTTTGCTAATGTTCCCTGTAGTGGTGCCATCATTTTTTGAATTTCTCCTAATTGTGGCATACTTTTAATTGCTGATTGTGCCGTTTTAATTAAAGGTCCCATATCTTTTAAATTTCCCATTAATTCTTTTTGTTGATCTACTAATTTTTTTGTTTCGCTTGTTAAACCGCGAACTCCATCTTTTCCTAACATTTCGGATAAATTATCATATGCTTGTTCAACCGTTGCAGCATAATCTACACGTTCGCCAATACGTTCATCTCGCCCAACATTCTTTGGTTTACTTTTTGGGATATTGCGCTGTGTATATTTTTCTTTACTTTTTTTTCTTTTTCTTTTTTTTCTTCCTTTCATTCCTTCGTATACACTTTTGCTAGCAAATACAACATTAGTTGCAATAATAGCAATTAATAAGTTAATAGTCATATTTTTACTAAAATAAGTAGATAATAAACCAATAACAATGAAAAAAGTTAATGATTCAAAATCTTTATTATTTAAAAATCCTAAAATATTTGTGATAGCTAAAACTAAAACAACATACAATACTATTTTATTCTTTAAAAAATTGGGTGTTTTCATTTTCATATTATATAAATTATATATAAAATAAAATTAATAAATTTATTCTTCTTCTTCTAAATGGTCCATACCTTCCATATCATCTTCTTCATTTTCCATATTTTCCACTTCTTCCGCAATTTCACCTACCATGTTTGCAATTTCAGCTTTTTTTGCTGCTTTTGCTTTACAAGCATTCAAATCTGGATCCCATTCTTCACCTTCTTTACATTTTTGTTCTTTATCATCTGCCTCATCCATTGCTTCCTGTGCTTTTTCGCCTGCTTTCTCCGCAGCGGCTTTCATCATTGATGCAACATCCGCATTTTCGCCAGTTTTGAAGCTTTCATGGACGCGTCCACAACCATAAAAGAAATTAGCCACAAATAACCCACCCAATAATGCAAGAACTTTATTTTTCAAGAAATGATTAACAACCAAAGCTGAAACCGCAAAAGCGCCTAAACAAGGATATGACCGTGTAGTTGCATATCCTGCTACGTTAACAACCGCTAAAGCAGCTACAGCATAAAAAACAAGTTTATTGTTTAATAATTTTTTAACATCTTTCATTACCATTATATATAATTTAAATAAAAAAAATTGATATATATGTAATTTAATTAAATTAATTAAATGTCAAAATATTCATTATGTATTTTTGAACCATATTTTTCAGCGTTTCACGGTCCATGGGAACAAAGGAATTTGCCGAATAAATACAATGGTACGTTTATTTGTCAACATACAATTGAACTATTTGAATTTTATAATGAACCAGAAGATTTACAAGAATTGATATATCATATGGAAAATTGGATACGTGATGCCGAACAAAATTATCGTATAAATCATCCAATTATTGAAAATTTTTGGCAACTTCATAGAAAAAAATATTTTTGCCAATTGAATATTGCTAAAACATATGAGACCGAAACTGGAGAATTAATATGTATTCCAAAAACATTTTGGTTACGTATATTTCAACGAAAATGGAGAAATTATATTGCTAAAAAAAAGAAATTAATACAAAAAAGGAAGAATCCTAAAGAATTATTATATAGACAGATTCACGGTAAATGGAAATAAATATATATATATATATTTATATATATATGGATATTACGTATGTAAAAGGATTATTTTTACTTTTTTTAATTGTATCTGGAAATTTTATAGGTAATACGTTAGGATGTCAAATTCAAACATTATTTACATACAGTATGGAAATGAAAGAAATGTTAGTATTTTTATTAATATATTTCACACTTAATGTTGTTGATAATAAATTATCGTCACCGTTTGAACATATGAAAATATCAGTTAAAATTTGGGTTTTATATATGCTATTAACCCGGATGAATTTAACATTCTCAATAATAGTTTTCTCTTTGTTGGCTACAATTTATGTAATACAACAACAAGTTGATTTTAAAAAAGGCATAGATGATTTAACAAAAGAAGAAGAAGAAAAATATAATAAAATTATGTCATTATTAGAAAAAGTAGCAATATCTTTAGCCATAGTTGGTTTCGTAACTTATTTAATTGCTCAAAAAAGAGAGTATAAAGGTAAATTTTCACTTTGGAAATTTATTTTAGGGAAACGTAGATGCAGTGGAATAAATCATTTAAAACATTAATATTTTAATATGTAAATAAAAATATTAATTTTTTTTTAAATAAATAATGGTAATACCAGATAAAATTAAAATAGTTCCTAAAATAGTATATTTATTAAAATGTTCATTATAAAAACAAATGCCAAATAAAGTGGTAAATAAAACCAATATAGTTGAATATGTTATATAGGTTAATCCCAAAGGAATAGTTTTTAAAGCTATAGCGAAACAATAAATATATATAAGTAATGTTATAGAAGCTATTACAGATGGTAAGATTTTTGTAAATCCATTAGATTGTTTGGCCATGATATTTCCAATACATCCTGAAATAACTGCAATAGTTAAATACAAATACCCTTTATTCATATATTATTACGTTTGATTTATTTCTTTTTTTTTCTGGATCGTTTTTTACTAAAAATTTTAATCTTTTTGAATTTATTTTTAACGCGTCTACGTGTGGATTTGCTTCTAGATTT